CTACTAAAATTAGTAGCAAAATCTTGCTAATGATTATAGCAAATTATATTACAAATTTCCTTACTATATAGCTGATAATTATTAATAACAAAAATAATATGATTGCCATATAATTATTTGCTCGTTTCTTCAGTAGGTCATTTTTTGCTTCAAGTTTGTATATTCTCTTTTGCTTGTCCTCATTTTCAAATTGCAATGATTTGATTCTTGCAGTATTTTCTTTTTCAATAGTAATTGTCTTAATTACTGGTGGATTGTTCTTGATTATGTACTTGATTTTCTCACGATATTCCAAGCATATAGTATCGTGAATCTCAATACTATCAATATCTTTTATGTATTCTTTCAGTAGGGTTGTATCGTGTTCTACAATTACCAACGTATCAGTTTTTACTGGGTATTTATCAGCACAATATTTACTGGCAATAGGTTCGTTCTCATTGAAATATCTTACCGCTTTTTTTTGAGTAGTGCAAGAAATAACAAATAATGATAGTATAAGTACAACTCTCATTTATGTATAAATTTCGTTAAGGTATCAATTATCGTATCGGGTGCAAACAAGAATAAAGTGCCTACACCAATACCGATAGTTGCATCAACCCAAGACAAATCTGCCACAAATACCGATGCAATAGATGCAATTAATATCACCACACCAATTAATGTGGTTTTCCATTGTTTTATGTTAGATATTTTCATATTCTTTTTTAGCATCAAAACAAGGACACGATTTATTTGCACCAAACTGGTAATGCCCTTGTATGATTGGTTTTTTAGTTTGTGTTTTTGATAGCATCATTAGTACACTACCAATAGTTTTAAGCATAGAATCTTTTTGTGCATCTGTTCTATTGTCTATTCCCTTACCATTTTTATCTACACCGCCTATATATGATATATGAATAGTGTTAGCATTAAACCCAGCTACACCATTAGTAGGATTTGCTATGTCGCTTAACTGCGTAACCTTCCCATTTGCTTCAATAAGATAGTGGTAGCCAACTCTTTTCCAACCCAATACGTTCTTCCAATAGTTTAATATACTTGGAATTTTTGTAGTCTGCGGTGTAGCAGTACAATGTATAGCTATGTAGTCAATCTTTCTCATTGAGTTCATCATCTAATAGCTTTCCCTTCTTGCGTTCATTCTTGATTTTTGTAATCAAGTATATAGCTGAAAGAATAGATAAAAAGAATGTAAATCCAGTATTTACAATTTGACTTTCCCAAATACTGATTACGTTAAGGTAAATTGATATAAATGTGGTTGGGACTCCTATATTATCAATATAACTATTTGTCATTTTATGTTGGTATTGTGGGTATTACACAAAGATTCATAGGATATGGGTCAACGATACTTATATTCATCGAAACACCAGTTGTAAAATCATCAAATCTTTCATCAAATGTTTCAATGCTTACATTATCTGAAATAGAAAAAACATACGTATTGTCCAATTCTAATTTAGATATAAAATCAACGGCTACTTGCATCTGGTCAGATTGTGCTTGCAAACTATTGCTCTTATCTTCAAGTAACAAATCTGCAAATATAATCTGAAAATTGTATGTCATTACGTTATTTGTATAGGTGTGATTCTGTTGTACCACCCAACATACTGGGTAGTTAATCTCACCACCATTATCTACATAGTCATAAATATCACCCTCGCCGAATGTTCTTATCATTGGGTGATTTACGGCTATTGCTTTTAGTGTTCCTACTGCTTGAAAAAGTGTCATTTTTCTTTTTTAGAAAAGTAATCAATTTCTTTTCGTTCTTCTTATATGCCATCAATATGGTTTTTTATATCTGTTACCTTGATATTTTTCAGAGTATGGTCTTGTATCTTCCAAGTCGCCATTACCCAAATAAATTGATGTCCTATATTGGTTGCTAACTGGATTGATGGTTGTAACATCACTGCCAGGATTCAGATACTCTGGGTAGTCAGTAGAATTTGCGCATAAAAAATTTATTGCCCTTTCAGCATACCATTCTGCGTAACCCTTATAAAATGACATAACACTTGTCAGTTCATCAAAGTCTGGTTGTGTAGTGTTCTCACTCGTTCTTTTCAGTACACCTTTATTTACATACTTATATTGATTGCTCATAGGCAATTCAGATAGTACATAATTAAATAGTACGTCAGTCAAATAATCATCAAGCAATAACTTGTATTTTGCATTTGCTGGAAGAGTTTTGATAGTATTATTTGCAACAATAGTTTGCAATTTGGTATACAATGCACTACCACAAATAGGGTGTATATATCTATCTTGTACCATCTTAATGACACTTCCCAAATACTTCGGGTCAATATTCTGCGAAGCAACTGTATAGTCTTTGAATGATGTTTCGCTAATCAGATATATATTCTTGCTCATTTTTTATCCTTTTTTACTACTATGTTTTTTTGCCAAAAATGTCTACAATATGGTGTAGTTATGTTTGTATTCGGGTTAGTGTAATATCCACCGCAATACAAGAATACAGAGTAACCTAATTGCCTTGATATATCTTCAATTTCTTTTCTTGTGAAAAACAAATTTGACTTATATAGTTTTTGGCATAGTGGTCTGCTACCACTCTTCGCCTTCGGTACTCCTTCCCTCTGCTCGTAGCTGTATAAAATTGTGTATTGAGATACTGCTATGTTTTTTTTTAGATAGCTATTAGAATCCTTTGTTAGTTTACGTTCTATTTGCTCTTCACCTCTAACATTTTTTGCAACTTCAGTAAGCAATTTAGATTTTACAAGTGCCTTAATATTGTCATCAATAATAGATACTGGCACTTTTGCTATACTGCTAATCTCGTTTTTTGTGATTAATGGATTCTCTTTGATTCTTTCAAGAATGAGTTGTTGCAAGTTTGTCAAATTGAATTCAGCCAATGCCAAACTAATCAAGTCATCATTAAATGCCATTTTTTCTGAATGCAAAACATCATAATCATCTTTACTCATACCCTTACCCTCAAATAAACCTATGATATAATCATCATCGTGTTTACTAAAGCACTCTGTTGCAACTACTTCAGTCGTTGTGCTTGTAGGTGCCAGTCCAATTAGTCCACGCAACTCATCGGGTGTCATATTTTCAATGACTTTTGTAGCTATAAGTGGCGACAAACTATTTAATGAGTGTATAATTTCCTCACTTGCATTGCTTTCTTGTTTGTCAAGCGGTGGCAAGGACATCATCTCACGAATTTCATCTTGTGTCATATTCTGTGAAATAATTGTCTCGCCAAATTCAAATGCGATTGGCTCTGTTTTCTTCAACTCAAGATAAGCAGTAATATCATTAAAAGAATATATATAGTTAATAATAGATTCAATGGATTTTTGCTTCGCATTTATATAGGTATTTTGAAACAATTCACTTGCTTCGCGCAATTCATTTCTGCCACCAAGTTGCCCTTCGGTTTTGATACCGAATAACATACCGCTTGTAACTTTATGACCACTAAAGATTTCTTGTTGAACTGTCTTGTTTAGTAAGTCAAAGTGTTTATCAAGTTCAGTACCACTTAAATCAATAACCTCTGGTTTTTTATCTACTCCATCGGTAAACGATAACATAAACTTGCCCGCATTTCTACTACCAGCAAATTTATTATTCATCATTTTTTCAATTCTTGCTTCTTCCTCTTCGCTTACAATACCATTAGGAAAGTTAATCAACTTACTACTGAACATACCATTATTGATACTATTCAAATGATATTCTGATATACAAATATCAAGTTCAATATAGTTGATAGCACCACGATAGTCAGGTAATGAGTATGTATTCAAACCTGCACGATATTCCTTGAAATACAATATCTGAGTACCTACACGATTATTAGCATCAAATGCTGGGTATGTCTCATAAACTGGTCTGCTATTAGTAGAACCATTTTTTATCCATTCATCAGAAACAAAGAATAATGTATTGTCATTGTTTGTTCTGACCTTTGAATAATCAATATGATATAATTCTGCTACCTCATCAGTTGCTTTTGACCAAATAACTTGCAAATAATAACCACCAAATAAATATAAATCGGTTGATAGTTTTTTTGTTAGTTCATCCAAACTTTCTTGTGAACTATTGACCTTATCAATTATTCCATAGATTTTTGCCTTATCAATCAAGCTATCGGACTTACACTCCCAACCATTACCACAAGTGTAGTCAACCTTACCAGTTACAATAGCATTATGCTTTGCTGAATTATTGTATAACCTTAATAGATATTCGGGATAATCATTCTTTTCACCATAATAAATAAATTCCTTGCTTTTGATTTCCTTGAATATCGGCAAAGGCACTTGGTCAAACTTCAAAAATCTTGGTTGCATAGTTATTATTTTTCATAAACAATGGCAGTATCATTGTAGCCATCATATTGAATTGCGGGTTCCAAATCAGTTTTCAAATACATTCTACCAGTAGCTACTAAATCTCCGTGGTATTCGATTTTATATGTCCAAAAACCACTTGTAGCATTAGCAAATGTACTTGAAAGGTAGTTAAATAAAGAATATCGCTCTTTATGTGTAGATGTGTCTGTGTAAGTTACATCTAATTCTTCGTGTGTCAATTCGTGATGAAAATTAAAGTCATAATCATCATCTATATATAAAGGATATATTTTATCCCACAAAGAAATTGTGAATGTGCCATTATTGTTTTTGTCAATGACTATCATATCAATAAATATAAATTTATGATGATTGTATAAAAAAAATTCCCTCACAATAATGCAAGGGAATTACACACACAATGATAAACAAATGTTATTGAGTCCAGATACCGCTCGCCATTACTGAACTTGATACTTCAGTAGCCAACTCTGGCTCACTACCAGCAAAGGTAAGAGTGTAACCATTTCTGTCACCAAAAGCAGTACCAGTAGCAGAACCACCTCCAGTTACATCAAGTCCGTTATTTTTACCTAACAACCAATACTTGCCGTTATTGTCCTCTACAATTACACAAGTTGTAGCTTGTGAAAGCAAAAGGATTTCGTTACGAGTATTAGTTTGCAGTTTATTCAAGATAACTTCAATGGTCTGTGCATAAAAGACAGTGCCATTCTGTACGTTAGTAGTGATAGTTTCTGCAAAGTTTGAACTTTCCTTGATTTGGTCATACTTGTAAAAGTCTGTACCAGCATCCATAGTAAGTGTAGTAACTACACCAGCCGTTTCAACGATTGTTGCAATGTTTTCCTTATTGGCAATATAAACGGCTTTTATACCACCAACATTGTTTTTACAATCAATAGGAAAACCTTGTGTAAGATTACAAGCCATTTTTATTTTATTTTAGTAGTGGGGTAGTATCACTACCACCCCACTATTTTAGTTAAACCAACTTAAAGTAAACTACCTCATCAGGGAAGGCAACTTGTACTGCCAACTTGAATTCAGTAACGAAACGCATTTCGTCAGCTTCTTTCGCGTAGAACAATTCAAATTTCTCTTGCTCATTGAGAAGGTCAGTACCAACCCACATATTTGTCATATGAGTGCAGAACAACTTATCAGTTGCGTTCAGACCATTTACACCAATCA